AGATGGGCTATAAAGATATCCCCGCAGTTTTCGTTGATGTGCCAACGCAATATCCCGAACTTAAAGAGTTTGTCCAGACCTTTGAAAATGTCGAAATCATAAAACCCAAAATCAGCTTCGTACAGGTCTGTGAAAAGTATGGATTTCCCTTGATTTCAAAAGAAGTATCAGAAAGTGTCGAAGGCGCAAGAAAATACTTGACACAGATTAAAAGCGAAATAGCATCGTTACAGACAGACAGACAGACAGACAGACAGACAGACAGCATAAGTATTCCTATTTCTACGAAAGAGTTACAGGAACAGGGAAATACAGTAAATTTTCCGACACCCCTTCTATTGACGAAATTTCAATGCAAAAAGGCAGTAGGGGGGGTACGACAACAAGTATAGAAAACTACGAGGAATTGGCGAATATTCTAAACGAACGGATGGTAAAAAGACAGGGCGGCGCAAACCAACGATTAGCGAACCTTTTAGGTTGGAGAACGAAAAGTCAGACAGAGCCGATAAAGGCGAATATCCCTGAAAGTGATCGTAGCAACTTTGCACTAACTAAATGGAAGTTTATGTTAGATAGTCCCTATGAGATTTCAAACAAGTGCTGTAATGCGATGAAGAAAGAACCCGCCCATACCTATTATCGAAAGACGGGAAGAAAACCTATAACCGCACAAATGGCTGATGAAAGCAGATTAAGGTTGCAGAAATGGTTACAGAATGGGTGCAACGGATTTAACTTGAAAATTCCCACATCAAACCCTATGTCATTTTGGACGGAACAAGATGTATTGCAATACATAAAGACAAGGAATTTGCCTATATGTTCGGTTTATGGGGACATTGTTATCGACTATGACAAGATGGGGCAAGTACAGGGACAGAGTTTCTTATTCGAGACCGGAAACGAACCTTTAAAGACTACGGGTTGTGAAAGGACCGGCTGCGTACTATGCGGATTTGGATGTCATTTAGAGAAACCAGGCGAGGGCAGATTCGAAATGCTCAAACAAACACACCCGAAGTATTACGCATTATTAGATATTTGCAAGAATAACGGCATTACATACAGAGAAGCCATCGAGTGGTTAAACGAACACGGAGATTTAAACATACGACTATGAGTAAGAGCATTATTACAAATTATGACAAAATAAGTACCTTTTCAGGTTTACCCGCAGAGTGTGAACATCATGTCATTTTTGGCGGTGCATTAAGAAAACTCGCAGACGAGGACGGATTAACTATCTATCTGGCGAACCATGAACACAATATGTCGCCTAAAGGAACGATTTATCAGATACACGGGAATCCGGCAGCAGAAAAACTGTCCAAGATGTTAGGTCAGATGGCATGGGAACGCAATTATTTAATTAAGAAATATGGACTTCCCTATGAAAACCTTAGCGATGAAGTTAGGGAAGCGTTTAAGGATCGCTACGGAAAATCATTCTTGTAAAGGAGAATAGGTAATGTTGACAAGGCCACCCCCTATTTATCAACAGTTGGTTAAGGGAATTTATTTTATCACGGTCAAGAAAATTTAATTAAGAGATCGCTGCGGTGGAGGAAAAGGTAGACTCTCGGTCAGGTTAGATATTGCATGAGAAGGGCAGCACCCAGGAACAGGGTAGGGCAATATCATGTAGGGTGCAATTCCTACCCGCAGCGATGAAAGAGGAATTTATGAAACCGCAATTTGATTTATCACTTGGAAAGGATATGCCACATTTCACTATTGATGGCACAATACCGAGTTTAAATGAATATTTGGCAGAAACAGGTCGGAGGCCACAGATCGGAAATTCCCTAAAAAGAAAGTACAAACAATGCGCAGAACAATACATGAGACTTTCGGACTTTCGTTATTGGGAAGCAAACGGGCCGATAATCATACACTATGTATTTTATGAGCCGAACAAGAAACGCGATCACGATAATGTTTTTGCTTTTGCGTCAAAGTGCATACAAGACGCTTTGCAAGAGTGCGGTCACATAAAGAACGATGGATGGAATGACATATTGAACTTTACCCATGATTTCTATTTAGACCGTGAAAATCCGAGAATCGAAGTTTACATAGAGGAAATAGAGGAAATATGCAATTAACTTTTGATGATTTAATGAAGAAACCCATATCCATAGATAAACCTATAAGACTAATTGAGTTATTCGGTGGAGTAGGAAGTCAGGCGATGGCATTAAGAAACCTGGGTGTGAACTTTGAACATTATCGTTTAGTTGAGTTCGATAAATACCCCGTAGCTTCATATAATGCGATCCACGGCACTAATTTTGAAACAATGGATATTCGAAATGTTCATGCCGAAGATTTAGGCATTGAAAACACAGAACGCTTTACTTACTTACTTACTTACTCATTCCCTTGTCAAGATTTGTCACTTGCCGGAAAACAAAGGGGCATGACAAAAGGAACAGGAACAAGGTCAGGTCTTTTATGGGAAGTTGAGCGACTATTAACAGAGTGCGAACAGTTAAGTCAGGACATTAAGCAAAGATACGGTATGCCGCAGATTCTTTTAATGGAGAATGTACCACAAGTCCATAGCAAGGCTAATCTTGAAGATTTTGAACAATGGTGTGCGTTCCTTAAAAAGATGGGATATGACAGTTTTTATCAGGACTTAAACGCAAGAGATTACGGAGTGGCCCAAAACAGAAACAGATGCTTTATGGTGTCAGCTTTGGGTAATTACACATATCAGTTTCCGAACAAAATACCACTCGAAAAAGTAATGAAAGATTATCTCGAAGAAGAAGTCGAAGATAAATACTACATTACATCAGAAAAAGCACAAAAACTAATTGACACCTTGATTTTGGAAGGTAAAATCCCTACGAACGAACGAACGAACGAACGAACGAACGAACGAACGAACAGGCTTGTTGACATGTGCGACAAACACGCAAGATTCGTTGAAATGCCTAACACAATCAAGGCAAGATATGACGCCGGAATTGGAAACCACAAATTTGACAACACAGGCGTCTGTGAAGTCGATAGGTTATCTGAATAAAGGAACGGGCGAACATCAGAGTAACAAAGTTTATGATTCAAACGGACTTTTACCTACGGAGTATGCCGTACAACACAAAGAGCCGTTTAAGATAGTGGATTGCAAAAAATGGTACTGATTTATAGGGGGGGGTGTAATGCCAAAAATCTTGCGACAGACAATGATAGCAAGATACCCCACTTACACGAAATTGATATAGCGCACGGACTTTTAACAAGAGATTATAAAGGTCTTTCAGATTGGAACGCAAATGTAGTTTTAGAAGTCTATAAGCTCGATAAAGAGGACATTAAATGGCAAAAAGATTAGGTGGTTTATGGGATGGAATAACTAAACATCAAGCGGGTAGTGTGTGGGACATAAACGAAGATAGTCCTACGATCGACACTATGCTTGGTGGGGGACGAGAACCACATATATTGGAGATTTGGAATGTTACTTACATCAACGATAGAGAAACAAAACGAATACGGAGAACTGAAAACAGACTCAATTCGTTTAACGGAAATAGGGGGGGGGACAGCGCATACAGTTACTTGTCGAGAAGGTGCGTTGTGCGTACAGCATTGTAATTTGATTATTGAGGTAGAAAAGTTGTCAGAAGTAATTAACCCTTGCAAGGGACTATCTGAATATGGTTGGCACTTTGAACAAAATGTCTATGATTCAGAAGGCATTGTGAGAAGTATTAAATCAGGCGAAGGAAGTGGAAACATTCCTAAAACGATTGAGGTAGAAAAAGTGGAAATAAAAGAATTAGGTAATTATATGCCGTCAGAATACAACGCAAGTAAAGTTGTTGATACAAACGGGTTAGCACCAACAGTTATGGAAAATCACGGAACTGTTACAGGTGTTGTAGAAATTCAAGAATTAGGCGGCCTTGAAGAAGGATCCTCTCAAAGAAGAAAAGTATTTGATGAAAACGGAGTGTCGCCAACATTACAAGCAGCGATGGGTTCAGGTGGCGGAAATATACCAATGGTAACAACAGTAGATGCCGTTATCGGTTCAATGCAAGAAAATGCGATGGTAGGAAGTGGCGAATATAGTCCATCCTTAACAGAAGCTATGGGTATGGGTGGCGGTCAAATTCCTATGGTAGTAGAGAAAACTTGTTGTGCTATGCGTGGAAGAAACCCCGAAAACCCGTCAGACAGAACACCTGGTATTGAGTTAGAACAACGATTAGAACCTAACACAACAGGGTGTACAAATACATTAACTTCCGTACAAAAAGACAATTTAATCTTGGAAGAACAGATAGTTGCTTATGACGAACAGAATCAGACGGTCCGTTCAGACACTTTCGGAACTTTGACAACAGATGGCAGCAGCCCTAAACACAATAACCGAGTTATCAAGATAAGACAAGCTACGAAACAAGGTTTTATCGAGTGTGAAGTGGGGGGGGTATGCGATTTGAGTTACCCGACAAGCGAATTAAGACGGGCAAGAACAATAGAGAAAGGTCAGATAAGTCCAACCCTGACAACGGAGAATATCCCTAACAGAATTGAGTTTGGAAACCCTGATTTTTATAACTTCCTGTATGAGATTAACGGGGACATTTACTTAATTCGGATCCGTAAACTGATACCCAAAGAATGTTGGCGACTTATGGGTTTTACGGATGAAGATTTTGAAAAGGCCGAAAAGGTCAATTCAAATACTCAACTTTATAAACAGGCCGGAAATTCAATAGTTGTCAACTGTCTAATGGCTATCTTCTCACAAATGAATATACAAGGGCATCCAACATGGAACGAAACACACAAGGGGGACTAATGAGAGTTTACATATCAGGTGCAATAACGAAAGACAAAGGCTATTATCAGAAATTCCTTAATGCAGAGCATAAGTTAAAGGCTAATGGGTTTGAAGTCATAAATCCGGCAAGAATAGGACGATTATTACCGAAGTCATTTAGTCATGGCGAATTTATGGACATAGACATTGAACTGATAAAGAAATGTGATGCCGTATATATGCTCAAAGGATGGAATACAAACATCGGGGCGAAAAACGAGTATTCGATAGCGAAAGAACGGGGCTTGAAAATTGTCTATGAAGTAGGCAAGAACGACAAAATTGAGATTGAGTAGGAACGAACTATGGATGATAAAGGCTTTATTGTAATTTACAGAAGTATGAAAAAGTGGGAGTGGTATCAGGACACTAACACAAAGGTAGTTTTTCTTCACTTATTACTCAATGCAAATTGGGAAGATGGAAACTTTAAAGGTCATGTAATACCGCGTGGATCGTTGGTAGTCGGCAGAAAGAAATTAGCCAAAGAATTAGGGTTATCAGAACAGTCAATAAGAACCGCGTTAGAACACCTAAAATTAACCAACGAAATAACCATCAAAACAACCAACAAATTTTCCGTTGTAACCATTGTAAATTGGGAAAAATATCAATACAAGGAAGAAGAATTAACCAACAACCAACCAACAACCAACCATCAGATTAACCATCAAATTAACCAACAAAGTAACCAACAAAGTAACCAACGGGAACTATTGCAAACAGTAGGTTTGGAAGATATTACCAACCAACAAAGTAACCAACAAAATAGCCAACAAAAAGACCAACAACTAACCACAATAGAACAATATAACAATAAAACAATATATGAAAAGAGTAATACTAACGTATTACAAGAAAAGAAAGAAAAACCACGAAGAAATATAATTCCACCTAAACTTGAATGGGTAAAAGAATACTGTCAGGAACGAAAGAACAATGTCGATGCAGAAAAGTTTTTTGACTTTTACGAATCAAAGGGTTGGAAAGTTGGCAAGGAACGGATGAAAGATTGGGAAGCATCGGTTAGAACTTGGGAAAAGGACCAAAAGGCAGAAACAAAATCAGGTTATGACTTATACAGAGAAACGAAAAGGTCTAATTATGATTTTGAAGCATTAGAAAGAGAAACAAAAACACCACTAAAGGGCTATACAGATTATAACGATTTAGACGCATGGGAAAGAGAAGTGAGAGCTATACACAAATGAAAGATTGGATAGGAAACAGCAAGGCAATCTATTCATGTCACGGTGCAAGCAATCATTCGGAAGATGAAAGAGAAACGAACGATTATTATGCAACGGATCCAATAGCTGCCGAGTGGCTTATGAAACTTGAAACCCTGAATAAGAATATATGGGAATGTGCATGCGGAGAAGGACACCTTGCTAAAGAATTTCTGAGGGGGGGTACTCAGTATATAGTACAGACCTCATAGACAGAGGATTCGGAAAAGGCGAAGTTGATTTTTTATCGCAAACAGAAATATGGGACGGAGATATTGTTACAAATCCGCCTTATAAAATAGCAAAAGAATTTGTAGAGCATGCCATCGAGATAGTATCGACCGGAAACAAAGTGTGTATGTTTTTAAAACTCACATTTCTTGAAGGCAAAGCAAGGAAAATACTTTTTGAGAAATATCCACCCAAGACTGTTTATGTTTCATCTTCAAGGCTTAAATGCGCCAAGAATGGAAACTTTGAAGAAAAGGACGGAACGGCCGTAGCTTATGCGTGGTATGTATGGGAAAAGGGATATACAGGTCCCACAACAATTAAATGGTTCAATTAGGAGTTGTTATGGAAGTACAGAACGATAAGTTAGACAAGCATGTAAATAAACTTTTTAAGCAAGGTAAATCTTATGCCGAGTGGCAGAAAGAACAATATCAGGTAAGAGTAGAACATCACGAATTTAGAGTACCAAGTCAAGTAGAAGAAAACCGGTACAGAAAGGACTGACATGTTATTTTCGGGCGAAAGAATAAAGGTGTTTCCCGAAACGGATGTAAAGAGCTATACGAGATACATTGAACACCAAGGTTATGAATACTCTATACAGGGCGACGAGATAGTTGTCGGTAAGAGAATAAAACTTGTGTATGATTCAGAAGAATTAGGGAAACTGATATTTTACAAAAGATTAAAAAAGAAATTAAGC